CTCCTGAGGGACCACCATATGAGCCGGCACGGCTCCGACATCAATCGGAATCTGGCACTGTTGAGGAAGAAGCTGGAAGACGTCGGGACGGAGGTCTATAATTGTTCCCCCATTGCCGCCCTCCCAGCGTTGCCTTTCAAGCCATTGGAGGAAATGAAATGAGGAGCGTACAGGAAATTTTCGACTCCCATTGCGGGAGTAAGATTGCCACGGCGAAACATCTGTTGTTCCTTTGCGAACTGGCAAAGGAATGCAAGATCATCTGGGAACTGGGGGTCAACTGGGGGGCCTCTTCGAGCGCCTTCCTCCAAGGCCTTCCTCCGGGCGGGAAGCTGGTCAGCGTGGACCTCAAGATCACTCCCAGGGCCTTTGAGCTGCAGCAGGCGGCCGGGGAGAAGTGGGTTCTGATTCAGGGAGACAGCCTGAAGGCTGAGTTGCCTGGGCCCTTGCCGGACCTGATCTTCTTCGACTCCCTCCACACGTATCAGCAGCTCTATTCTGAGCTGCAGAGGTTTGGGCCCAAGAGTCGGGAATACCTCGTGTTCCACGACACCATTACCTTTGCCACGCAGGGGGCAGATGGGGAAAAGGGGACCTACCTTCCGCAGCCTCGGGACCGCTCGATCTTCGAGGCAGAGACGCACGGGATCCGGCTCGCCATCGATGCCTTCCAGATCTCCAATCCGTGCTGGGACCTTGAGTTCCATCACCCCTGGGGCCACGGCTTGCTCGGGCTTCGTCGGAGGTTCTGATGGTTCTCGTCTACACCTGCCACATCGGGGATGACGATCCGCTGCAGGAGCCTGAGTGCTCCAGGAGGGGCAACGAGTTCGTTTGCTTCACTGACAGGAGGCTCTTGTGGAGCAAGGTCTGGCAGAGAGTCTCCCCTGTGGCAGATCTTGGAAGTCCGCGCCTGACTGCCAGGTGGCACAAGTTCCACCCGCACGCGATGTTTCCTGGGCAGCCCACGGTCTGGGTCGACGGGACCTTCAAGCTCAAGACCGACCCACGGGTTCTGTTGGCCAAGGCCGGCCGGCACCACATGCTGGCCATGCCGCATCCGTTCAGGGACAACATCATCCAGGAAGCCAAGGCCATCCTGGAGGCCAAGTTGGCGCCGCAGCGGGCGCTAGACGCCCAGATCGTGGCCTACACCATGGCCGGGTGGAATCCTCTGCGTCAGCCGGTCCTGACCACCACGGGGCTTCTGGTGCGCCAGCACACCCACATGATGGAGATCTTCCATGAGCTCTGGTGGCAGGAGCTCGAGCGCTGGGGACACCCCCGTGACCAGATGAGCGTAGACTTCTGTGCCTGGAAGGCGGGGATCAAGATCGGCTTCCTGCCCGGGCACTACCGGGGAAACGATTGGGTGACCTACTATTCCCACGGAGGTAAGAGGACGAGGATCCTGCCCAAAAAGATGATTGAGAAGCACGCCAGGAGGTTTGTGTGATCGTCTATTCGTGCAACATGGGAGGAGGGGAAGGAGGAGACTTTCGGCTCCTGGAGCCCCTCAAGCAGGCCCGCAAGGGCAACTCCTTTGTCCTGTTCACCGATCGCAAAGACCTCCGCAGGTCAGAGGGAAGCGAGTGGGAGATTCGGGCCCTGCCGAGCGACCTCTCCGGCCGACTTGCTGCGAGGTGGGCGAAGACTCATCCGCATGTCCTGTTCCCCGGAAAGGCCACGCTCTGGATCGATGCGAACATGCGCATGGTTCGATCCGCTGAGGACCTGAACAACCTTGCGTCTGGGCTGGATGCCATCGCCCTCATCCATCCTCGGAACGGCAGCTTGCAGGCTGAAGCTGATCAGATCCACGAGAAGCTCCAATTAGGGCGATCGCTCCTGGACATTCAACTTTCTGCTTATGCGCAGGACAGCTTCAACATCTCTTGTGGGCCTGTCACGTCGACCGGGTTCCTGTTCCGCAAGGCGAACGATATCACCTGGATGTTCAATGAGTTCTGGTGGAAGCAACTCCAGACGTGGGGCCACCTTCGGGACCAGATGAGTTTCGACTTCTGCGCCTGGAAGTGCAATATGCGGGTTGGCCACCTGGACGGCCATTTCCTGCACAACGATTTCTTCGACTACTTTACCCATGCAGGTAAGCCGGCGAAGAAGGCCTACCGTTACCTGGGCGTTCTCGCGGCATGGAAAAAGGGAGGACTCCTGAAATGATGCGAGTCGATAGAGGGGTCGAGTTCTTCATCGAGCTCTTGGAGCAGAGGGTGCCGTTCACCTTTATGCGGTTCGGGGATGGGGAGTTTATGTGCATGCGAGAGGGCCTTCTGAAGGTGAAGGCCCGGGCTAAGAACTGCGACGGCCATCCATACACCGTGCCCCTCGCGCTCGACCTCAAGCACGTTTTGGCCTCTCCAGGGGAAAAGATCCACTATGGGATCCAGAACTCCCTCGCCAAGCTCATGGGGCTGAGCGATGAGGAGTGCGAGAAGGCGGTCGACGCCCTGGCCCCCAGGGTGCTCTGGTCCAACGGGGACGTCTTCCACCACGCCTCAATCAAGGGGCAGCTCGGAGCGTTTTCTGCCGCACTCTTCGCCCGGCATCCGGTCATGGTTGGGCCCCCATGCTTCGAGAAGTTTCCTGTCAAGCTGCGGCGGATCGAGATCCCGGCCAAGGCCTGCTACGACGCGAAGCAGGAAATCAAGAAGGCCATCTTCCAGCACTACCAGGATGGGGCCCGGGTGTTCTCGGTTTCGGCATCCATGGCGGCCAAGCCGATCATCCACGAGCTCCACAACGTCTTGCCGGGGGCCACCTTTCTGGACATGGGCGCCGTTTGGGATCCTTACTGTGGGGTCAACAGCCGCCGCTATCACCAGAAGCTCACCCCGGAGATCTTGAAGAGGAACCTCGGGAGATGAACCACATCAGCATCATCACCCCCACGGGTGACCGTCTCGAGGGAATCCAGAACCTCGGCATGTTCCTGCTCAACCAGACACTTGAGAACGTCCTGATCGAGTGGGTGGTCGTAGACGACGGAGAGACCCAGGCTTGTGCCAAAGCCCTGGCCGAGCTCGGGGAAAGCGCCCTGGCCAACAGGGGCATCTCCGTGTTCTACGTGCGCAGGAAGTTCGTCCGGTCCGACCAAGGGCCCAAGAGCCTGGCGAGGAACGTCCTGGAAGGACTCAAGGTCATCTCCGCTCCCCGCCTGCTGATCATGGAGGACGATGACTGCTACCGGGAGTGGTATCTGGAGGAGATGTTCTCCCGGCTGCAGAAGGCCCAGATGGTGGGCCCCCTGTTCCAAAAATACTACCATCTCCCCTCCATGACCTACCGGATCTACAGGAACCGGGGTTCGGCATTCTGCTCCACGGGGATCTGCGAAGCGGCCTATCCCCTCCTGATCGAGGCATGCCGAACGGGCCTGCAGGGGTCCAAGGGGATCGACGCGAAGCTCTGGCAGCTCGGGGAGAAAGGGGGCTACAGCCAGGACATCTTCTCCCCAGAGAAAGACCCGGTAATCGGGATCAAGGGACTCCCCGGGCGCAGAGGCATCGGAGTGGGACACAAGGCCCAGGGCTACACCCCGGACCCAGAGGGGTTCATCCTTGACCGCTGGTGCGGGCCAGAGTATGCTTCGATGTATCGGGAGCTGCGAGAAAGGATGCTGCTATGATGTTCGTCGGGATCGACCCGGACCTCCACAACCTCGGCTTTGCGCTCGTGGACGCGGAGGGACGCGTCCTGAAGGTGAACGTGGTCCGCGTTCCCAAGAGCTTCAAGGGAGAAGAGGCAGTAGCAGAGATGATCTCCGAGGCCCCCAGGAATCTGGATTTTTGGGTTCCTGAAGAGGTGTGCCGCAGGGGGTTCACCGCAGCCATCGAAGGGCAGCAGATCTACTACGGGAAGAGCCAGGTCCGTCCCGACTCCTTGCTGCTGTTGGCCCAGGTGGCCGGCGCAGCCGCATGTGCCATGCGCATCTGTGGAGCCTCCACCATCATCCTGCCCCGCCCCCGCAAGTGGAAGGGTGAGGTGCCGAAACCGATCCACCAGGCGAGGATCCTGTCGCGGCTCGGCTGGGCCTACAAGAAGACCCAGGGCTACTCTTACCCCACGGACCCCCCGAAGCACTTGGGGAGCCTCCGGCCGGAGGAGTGGAAGCATGTCGTGGACGCGATCGGACTCGCCCTCTGGGCACGGGATCGGGCCTCTTAGAGGTCGATCCCCTCACCCCCGCCAGCGCCTCCGAAGACCTCCCCTTTCAAGGCACCGAAGTTCTCGATGCCTGTCAGGGTCCTGGTCTTCCTGTAGGTCACCGTGAGGTGCAGGAGCCCGTAAGGGTCCTTGAACCTGGCAAGGCGCTCGACCTTGCTGGAGGCCCGGATTTGGCGCCCAAAGGTCCTCCCCACCAGTCCGTCCACTGTGGCGGACACGAGCCCGGGAATGGCTTTCCCTGCCACCTCGGTCTCGAGGAAGGTCCGGAGGCGGGCCCTGGCGCGATCGAGGAAGGGGTCTCCTGGCCAGCCCCTCCTCTTGTGGAAGAAGATCATGTATTTCCCGAACTGCTTGACCAGGGTCCTGTAGAAGCTCTTGGTCTGCCCCTTGAGCATGTTCTTCTTGTAGTGCTTCGGGAGCACCTCGTCGATGGCTTTGGCCGGCCGGCGGGGGTCCTGCCCGTGGCTCTTCCCGTTGAAGACGAAGGCCAGCCAGACGCCTCTCGGGGAGCTGGCCCAGCGCTCCCAGGGCTTCTTCCTGTTCTTGGCCACCTTCCCCCTGAAGGTCCCACCGACATATCCGTCGTGGTAGAATTTGGCCCAGTAGTGGGGGATCTTCAGGGAGATGGTGATCTTCCGCTTGAACAGACTGGTGAACCAGCCTTGGCCCTTCATCGGGAACTTCGTCCTGGTCCTGAGGATTTCCCTCATGGTCTTGGACTGGCACTCACTGATTGCCAGGGCCCGGTAAGCGTTGGCCGCGATGTAGGCCAGGGAGGCCTTCACATTGGATTCGGTCTTGCGGACGCTGCTGGTCTTCTTTCGAGCTGAGTTCGCGGCCTCCTTCAGGATCCTGTCCGCCTCCCGCTTAACGTCCCGGATCTCCTGCTTGGACTGAGCCTGGGAGGCCCTACGGGCGGCGGTCTTCTCTGCCCTGGCGTTGGCCCGAGCCTGCTTGAGGATCCTGGTCGCCTCGTCCTCGAGGTCCCTCCTCCTGCGCGTCCACTCGGGCTTGGCCATGGCCTAGTCCTTCAACCCGTCCTTCGGGTCCCGCCCCTGGTTCTGGGGTCCGGCGAACTCCTCTCCCATCCTGGAGACGGTGTCGAGCTGCTCGATCTCCATCTCATCCGTGATGGTGCAGAGGTCGAAGTCGTCGGCAGTCACCCCGGAGATGCCACCCACACCGAGGGTGTTCTTGAGGGTCGTCTCGATGACCTGTTGCTCTGGCCCGATCACGAGAGCCTGGAACCCCTTGATGGCACTCACCAGCTCATTGGAGGCCCCCATCTTCCCGGGAACCTGGATGCCCGCCAAGAGCGGCGGGACCCGGTGGGCAGTCACGATCTCCATGGCCAGGGAGTTCGCCAGGTTGGTCTGGGCGTTGTCGTTGCTGGAGTCCCCGGTGAGCTTTTCGACGTTGAGCAGGATGTTGTCCGGCAGGTTCACCACCATGGACTTGTGGGAGTTCCCGGAGCCCATGGTTCGGAACAGCCCAGCCTCGATCTTCTTGATGATCGAATCCTCCAGGGTTCCCCCGGTGATGGCGAGGATTACCTCGGGGACGGCGCGGTTGTCGAAGAAGTCGTGCTGGTATTGCCGGAGCTTCTGGGAGACCTCCACGCAAGGGACGCCGGAGACCCAGTCCGGGAACCCATACCACCTGGAGCTCGCGGAGGCCTTCCGGAAGTGGATGACCTCGGAGATCTGCTTCTTGGGGCCCTCGTAGATCTGGATGTTGGGATCCCCCAGGGCCTGGATCTCCTTGGACTTGCCGAAGGGGGCGAAGACTCGCTGGCCACCAGAGAACGAGAAGGTCCCTCCGGGTTCCTGGGCCGAGACGATCTCGTAGTAGATCGTGTGGTCCGGGAGCACCACCATGTAGACGCTAGAGGCCGGGAGGAAGTGGAGCCCGAGGATCGGACCGTCCACGGAAGCTCTCACCACCTCGATGTAGCCGTTCCCCACCTGGTAGTATTCGTCGATGACGGCCGAAAGCACGTCCTGGAAGGAGATGCGGCAAAGGGGGTCCAGGGCCTTTGCCACCGCTGAAGTGCCGGAGTCTCCGGAACCCTTGTTCACCCCCTTGGGCTTTTGTGGGGGCTGGATCCCTCCAGGAGGCACCGGTTGGCCTGCTGATGCGAGGTCGTCCTTGAGCTTCTTGCGTTTCTTGTCTTCCTCGGTCACGAAACCCAGCCCAACCGTGGACTGGACCTTCGTTGAGACGCAGGTGGCGTGGTAGGGGTTGACATGCCGGAGATCCAGGATCCTGGAGATGTTGAAGGGGTGTGCCTTCCGACCCGGCTTGGGGTCCTGAGCGCTCCAATGGTCTGGAGCGGTGGCCTTCAGGAGCAACTGGAGGAAGTTGGACACCCTACCCCAGTCACCGAAGATGGGTGCGGACGGGGGCTGGAACCTCACGCTCTCTTCGCTCATCTTTTGCTACCCCTATCAAAATCTGAAAAACTGTTGATCTTTCTTCCCCCGCATGCGTATCATGTGAACGTGGCGCGGGGGACACCCAGTCCCTATGATACGCGATCGGCCCCTGAGGAGCTAAGGAAAAATGGCAAGAAAGATCAAGAAGATCCGGGTGGAGTTCGTCAGCCTGTGTCCCATGGGCGCGAACAACATGCGGGTGCTGTTCAAGGAGGACGGCAAGTTCGAGATGCCCCTCCTGTCCAAGGGCATGACAGAGGAGGGGGAACTGGCGGCTCTGGTCTACATCCCCGGCGTGGAGGACCTCCAGGGGGACTATGCGGACGCCGCTGTCGTGAAGGAGATGGCCCACACGTTCCTGGAGGCCGGGGGGAAGCTGGACCTGCAGCACAACTTCAAGCCGATCCCCAAGGAGAAGGCTTTCGTGGCAGAGTCCTTCCTGATCCGGGGGCATGACCCTCGCTTCGCCGGACTCACGACCTACGAGGGTGCCCCGGTCGACCCGCTCAATGGGTGGGCGATCGTGATCAAGGTCCAGGACCCGGAGCTCCAGCGCCTCTACAAAGAGGGAGGCTGGAACGGGGTGTCCCTGGGCGGACGTGCGGTGATGGAGGAAGAGGACGAGAAGAAGAGTTTCTGGGCCGGTGTGAAGGCCCTCTTTTCGAGAAAGGAAGTGGAAATGGAACCCAAGGAGCTGAAGTCGCTTCTGGAGGGCCTGGCCAAGGGGCAGGAGACTCTCACGAAGGGTCTCGAGGTCCTGAGTGCATCCCTGAAGGCGCAGGGAGACACGCAGAAGGCCCAGGCGGAAGCGCTGGCGAAGCTCGACAAGGAGTTCGCCACCAGGAAGGCCGCCGAGGAAGAGGCCGCCAAGAAAGCCGCCGACGCCGCCAAGGACGCCGAGATCGCCAAGCTGAAGGGCGAGCTCGCGGAGGAGAAGAAGAAGGCGGGGACCTCCAACCAGGACAGCCTGGACGCGGAGAAGGAGGCCAAGACGGTCGACGAGGCGATCGCCCGTGCCCGCAAGGTCGCGGAGCTGTGGAACAAGAAGGAGGTGAAGTAACATGGCCTACGCCGAGAACGAACTGTATGACTCGTCCAGCAAAGATCCGTTCCCTCGGATCGCGCCCACCCGAGTCCTCCCCTGCACCTTCGGTGCGGATGCGACCGCCCCGACCCTCGCGGTCGGAACGCCCGTGGCCTTCGACGAGGACAACCTCGTGTGGAAGCCGTGGTCCGCTGCCGGAACCGGCAACGTGGACGAGATCCGTGGGTTCGTCTACCCGGACGCCATCGCCCTGGATGCCGCAGGAGAAGTCCTCGGCCAGGTGATGGTCAAGGGCGACATCCACTTCGACGACATCGCCATCCCGGACGGGGAGTCCGTGTCGGACCTCCGTGACGCCGTCCGGTCCCAGTGTCTGAGCCGGGACCTCGTGGTCCGTGGCGTCTCGCAGGTGAGGTAACCCATGAAGACGCGCAAGAATGTGATCGCTCGGTCCAGGGGGTCCATGGATATCCTCGAGTGGTATTCTCTGACCTCCCTGATCAACAACATCAAGGGGCCCCAGTTCTTCCTGAAGCGGCTCCTCTTCGGTAGGGACGAGACCTTCCCCACCGAAACGCTCGAGGTCTGGTATCTCGAGGGCTCCAGGGTGATGGCTCCGTTCGTGAAGAAGAACGGCGAGGCGCTCCTCGTCGGGAAGCTCGGGCATTCCGCCGCCACGGTGCAGGGCCCCAACATCCGGATCAAGCAGCCGTTCACCCCGAGTGAGCTGCTGTTCAACCGGAAGCCCGATACCGTGATCTTCCCGACCGCCGAGCAGCAGATGAGTGCCATCGAGGCCCACGTCGCCCGGGACCTGGCCTACATGGAGAGCCAGGTGGTCAACGCCGAGGAGTGGCTCGCGGCCATGGCCCTCCGTGGGTCCATCACCTACGAGAGGGACGACGAGGAAGTGTTCTCCATCACCTTCCCGAAGCCGGCCGCGCACGATGCGACCCTGACCACCCTGTGGTCCGAGTCCACCTCCACGCCGGAGAAGGACATCCTGGCCGCCAAGCGACTGATCGCCGCCGCGACCGGGCTGGCCCCGACCCACATGATCCTGGGCCAGGCGGCCGCCGATGCGTTCCTGGGCAACGCCCGGGTCGAGCAGCTCCTCGACCTCCGGCGCATGAACATCGGCAGCCAGCGCTACGACACCCAGTTCGACACCCAGGGCGCCCTGTTCCTGGGCGACTTCTGCGGTCTCCAGGTCTGGGAGTATTCGACCCAGATCGACGTCAACGGGACCGACACCAGCCTCGTCCGCTCCGAGTATGCCGAGATCGTCGCGGCGGTCCCGGGCGCGGAGTGGTTCACCATGTATGCCGCGATCCCGGACGACGAGGCCCTCCAGGGTCGCCGCTACCAGGGTCGCCGGTTCGCCAAGTCCTGGACCACGCCCGACCCCAGCGTCCGCTGGGCCCTGGTCCACAGCCGTCCGCTCTGCGTCCCCCGCAGGCCGGGCGCGGGCGTGAGCTTCGAGGTCGTGGCCTCCACCGAGGCGTAAGGAGGGGACTCGTGGTCAGAGGGCGGCGCCAGACTGCGGTGACTCGCTGGAACCTGGATCCGGCGCAGCTCTCTGATCCGAGCATCATCTCTTTCACGCAGCTTCTGGTTCTCATCCGGGAGAGGGACCCCAAACTCCCTCTCCCGGAAACCAGGGAAGAGGCGATCAAGATCCTGTCGAGAGATTTCCTGGGGAGGAGAAGGTAATGGACCCGCTTTTTGTTCCGAGCCTTGCAGACTTGAAGGCCAACCTCCGGCTCTCTGGGACGTCGGACCTCAACACGGATTTCGATGCGCTCCTCGAGCAGGCAGTCCGCAAGGTAAGGGTGTCCCTCAGATCGAAGCTGGGCCAGGCAAGGATCACCGTGCTCCAGTCCTACACTCAGGACAGTAGTCCGGTGGCTCCCGACGAGCTCACCGAGTATCTGAGGGAGTTGGCCGAGCTGACGGAAATCGACATGGTGAAGCTGGAGCTCACCTACCTGCTTCCCATGCTGTTCATGGAAGGTGCGGCGGGCGCCAAGGAAGTCTACAATGAGGAGGGAGCCTTCAGGAAGACCGACTCTTTCGAGATGGGATCCTTGAGGGCGAGACTCAGGCAGGACATCCAGGCGAACCTCCGCGTGCTGAATGGCAAGATCGACCTCGAAGATCGGCATTCCGGAAACGTGACGGTCATTGAGTGATGGCGACCTACAAGAAAGTCATCCATGATGCCCTGGTGGAAGCCGGCTCTTCCGGCACCTTCCCCCCGGTTACCTATGTCGGCCGCGACATGACCGTGTTGGAGGAACGGACCGTTACTCCCTCTGCCGTCTTGGCTTGGGAGGCCTCTTCGAGGTTCGGTCTGCCGGAGCGGCATCGGATGACCAGACGGCAGGAAAAGTTCGATTGGATGTGGCAGCTTGGATTGGAGTTCTCGCATGAGGTGGTCTTCGAGGTGTTCGAGGAGTGGCTCTGCGTGAACCAGATCCTGATCCCGAGAGGGGATGGCCTTCGTCAGGTCACCCTTGAGTTGATGGGAGCCGAATATGAGCACCCTGCTCGCCAGGGGTCAGCCAAGGGCTCCGAAGCGGTCTATTCGTTCCTGGCGAGAGTATCGCCAGCCTGAAAGGAGTTACTATGCCCGGTATGAATACCACGGGGGAGCCCAGGACCACCGACTACAACCTGGGTCGGGGAAAGCTCTATTTCTCCGAGCTGAGTGGCGGCCTGCCGGTCGCCTGGCGGGACCTCGGCAACACGCCCGAGCTCGTCCTGACGATCGAGACCGAGAAGCTGGAGCACCGGTCCAGCCGTGAGGGCCTGAAGAAGGTCGACCTTGAGGTCGTCGTCGGCCAGAAGCTCTCGCTCCGGTGCACGCTGGACGAGATCAACTTCGAGAACCTCGCACTCTTCTTCGGCGGGGACGCCTCCAGCAGAGCCAATGCCGGCGGATCCCCGATCACCGGGGCCGAGAACCTCGTCGTGACCGAGCAGGGCAGGTGGTATGACCTGTTCGCGGATGCCGGAGGGATGCCCGCCGAGGACATTCAGGCCTCCCGCATCTACGACATCGGGGAGGTCACCATCGAATCCGCCGATGGCGGGACCGCGATGGTCGAGGGGACCGACTTCGATGTCGACCACGAGCTGGGCCGCATCTTCGTGAAGGACGGCGGGGCCATGGTGGCCGGCACCTACAACGTGGACGTGGCGGCCAACGCCACGGCTTCCGCCACCGTGCACGAAGTGTCCGTGCTCCGGAATTCCGCCGTGGTCGGCGCCCTCAAGTTTGTGGGGGTTAACCCGGCCGACGCCGACAAGGTGATCGAATACAACATGCACCAGGTGCGCCTGTCGGCCGAGGGCGATCTGCCCCTCATCACCGACGAGTGGGCGACCCTGCCGCTCACCGGGACCCTCGAGGAGAACGCTGTGGCGGATCCCTCCAGCCCGATGCTCACGATCGTGACCAACCCGAACCAGTAGTCCTGGGTCGGGTGATGTTCCCTGCCGGCCCGGGATTGTCTCCCGGGCCGGCGTTCTCTGGAAGAACTGAGGTATGAAAATGGCTTGGAAAGACGAATTCTCCTTCATTGCTCCGGTGGGCGTGGAACACGAAGTGCAGGGCAAGCTCCTGAAGTTCTACCCGATCTCGGTCAAGACCGCGTTCGCGGTGAAGGGCGTGGCTGCCGCGCTGGTGCGGGCCCTCTCGACCATCCTGAAGAAGCACGAGACGGATTGCTCGCAGAAGACGAAGCTGGACAGGGACGGCAAGATGCAGGAAGTGCAGTCCGAAGCCATCGACAAGAACCTGGCCGAGCTGCGGACCAAGGAACGTGAGCGGGCCCTCGAGGAGGCAATCCAGGCGCTGCTTAACGGGGACAACTCCCTGGTCATCGGTAGGATGCTCGTGGACTCCCTGAGGGACGTTCCTGGCAGGGACAAGATGACGTCCGATCAAATCAAGGCATTCGTCGATGAGTTGCCGCTTCCGGCCTTGGTGGAGATGCTGGTTGGTCTCGCCAAGGGGAACAAGGCGGTGTTCGGCCCTTTAGTGGAGAAGGCGGAAGGCCTGCTGAAAAAGGGTCTGGCCGCCGTGGCAGGAAACGAGGAAGCGACACCCGCGACTACTGGCGAGGACTCCAAGACGCAGTCGTAAGGGCAGCCATGGCCGGCCTCCCAATCGATTGGGTTGTTGGCCTGGACCTGATCTCTTTCGACTCCCTCAGCGGAAGCATCAACAGGGAACTGGCGAGGCGCGACTACCAGAGCGTGATCAACCAGAGATTCGCAACGAACGGAGAAGGCAAAGACTTCAAGGCCTTCCTGCAGGGCTTGGAGGCCCGGGCCGAGCTGGAGGAAGACAAGAAAGAGAGCGACGTGAGCCGCCTCATCAGGGATATCGGCAAGGGGGTATAATATGGACGTGCAGTCCAGGAATCTGGAGTTCGGAGTTTCCAGTAGTGCGGAGCTGACTGCCATCACCCGCATGGAGCGGGCCATCCGCCGACTCCAGACGACCGTAGCTCGCACCCCTCGAGCCGTCCAGCCGGCTTCTCGGCACATCCGAGACCTGGATGCCCAGAGCTACAGGGCCACGACAACGATCAGGCGCATGGGAACGGCCCTGCTCTTCTTCGCTGGAGCAGGCGCCGTCTCTACCGGCTTTCGGGCTCTAGTCAGGACCAGCCTTGACTTCAACCGGAACCTGGAGACCGCCAGGCTCTCCATCGCCTCCCTGATCGCCGCCTCCGCCAACATCGCGGACAGCACCGGGAAGATGCTCTCCCCGGCGGAAGCGTTCGTTGCCGCCACGCAAGAGGCTCAGGCCCAGATGGCCGCCTTGCGGAAGGAGACGCTGCTCACCTCGGCCAGCTTCGATGAGCTCGCTCAGGCGTTCCAAGTGGCCGTAGCCCCGGGCCTGCAAGGCGGGCTGAACTTGGACCAGATCCGGGTCCTGGCCAGGCGCATCTCCCAAGCCGCGACGACTCTCGGCATGCCCCAGGCCCAGATGCCGGAAGAGATCAGGTCTCTTCTGCAGGGAACCATCCGCCCGCAGACCACCCGCATCGCCACGGTCCTCGGCATCAAGAACGAGGACATCAAGAGGTGGAAGGAGGCCGGGACCCTGGCGGAAGAGCTGTTCAAACGCTTCGAGGCGTTCGAACAGGCCGAGGGTCGGCTTGCCCAGACGTTCTCTGGCTTGCTCGGGCGTGTCCGGGCGGCCCTGGCCTTTGCTGTAGGAGAGGCCGGAACGGACCTCTTTGTCCAGCTCAAGGACACGTTCCGGGAGATTCTGGACTTTCTCCTCGAGGTGGACGAAACCGGCGTCCGAATCAACTCGAAGGTCCTCGCAGTCATGCGGGAGATCTTCAAGGCCATCGGGGACGTGATCTCCTATGCGGCCGAATCCTTCAAGGCTCTGGATTTCGAATCTGCGTTCGCCACCGTGGAGGGCATTGCTGGGGCCATCCGCTCCATCGGCCGGTTCGTGATCGACATCGTGGTAGGCATCGGCCGAGCCCTTTCCATCTTCGGAAGAATGACCACTCTTGCCCGAGAGTTCCTCGACTCGATCGGCGCCACGGCAGACTCGACCGGGGGAGCGGTGCGGAAGGCTGCCACGCTCTACACCTTGTGGTTCGGCATCAGCACCTTGCTCGCGGCGTCAAGCGTTGTGACGTCCACCCTGCTCGGGACCATGCAGAAGATCTCGATCGCGGCCGGACTCATCTACACCAAGTTCCTGGCCGTCATCGCTCCGGTAGCCTCATTCGTGGCGCTCGCCACCGCAGTCTCCAAGGTGTTCAACGAGGTCACGCAGGAGATCAACAAGACCGGATTCAGTTTCTCCACCCAGCTTGCGGCGCTGCTGCTCATCCTGGCAAAGGCTGCGGACTTTGTTAAAACCGCCCTCGTCTCTGCGTTCAAGGTGGTCTACAAGACTGGCATCTTCATCTGGAACGGGCTGAACATCGCGGTGCTGAACATGGCGAAGGCCGGGATCCTCGCCATCTCCCAGTTGGCCAGGAGTTTCGGTCCTGTCAGTAAGGCTGTCCTGAAGACCGTTGAGCTCTTCTACCGCATGAAGGCTGCGGCCACGAACGCCACCGAAGATTGGGTGAGGCTTGGAGAAGTTCAGGACCAGCTCAGGCAGTTCGAAGAGGGAGAGATCGATTCCCTCTTCCCTGACCTGGAGAAAACGATCGACAGTCGGCTGGAGAAAGCCCGGGGCGCCACGGAAAAAGCCATGGTGGACCTGGAGGGGACGCTCAATCAAGGCCTGAAGAACACCGGGGAGAGCGCTGAAAAGAGCTGGAACGAGATCTGGGAAGGCCTGAACGACGTCCTGAACAAGGAAGGTGGGGACGCAGTAAAGGACCAGACGAAAAATATCGCCCTCGGCATCGACGAGGCCTTCAAGGAGATCATCGCGGGCCTCCAGGGGATCGACAACAGAGCGGCGGCTGCCGGTGGGGGTTACGAGAATCTGGCAGAGCGTGCGCAGAAGGCCCTTGCCAAAGTGCAAGAGGCCCAGAACGAACTCACCGGGGGAGGCAAGGGAGGTAAGATCCAGGAGAAGAAAGAGGCCCCTCCCGGGCTTTCTGGTTACGCCGAGGCCTTCGAGAAAGGCTTCGAGGGGTTCATCGGAACCTACACCACCATGCTGGAGGTGATGAAGAACATCACCACGGGGTTCCTCTCCAGCCTCACCAGCCTGATCTCGGATTCGATTGTCGCGGCGTTCGACCCCACGAACGACAAGGGGCTCAAGGAAAGGTTCGCCACCTTCCTGCAGGACATCTCCAGGATGATCCTGAACGAGATGATCAAGTGGGCGATCATGCAAGCGGCCATCGGGATCTTCGGTTCCGGGTTCATGGGCGTGCCGGCAAAGCCGACCATGTCTATCGGGGGTTCGCCCTCCGTCACTCCTGGGTTCGCTCGCGGGGGCCGGATCCGGCCCATCGGTCTCGCGGCCGGCGGGCGCCCGCCCGGTCTCCCGTCGACGGACACCGTGCCGATCTGGGCTACTCCTGGGGAGTTCATGGTCCGGGCTGGAGCCGTCCGGAAGTATGGGGAGGACACCCTGGCTGCCATCAATCAGGGCCTGATCAATCCCATGGCCCTGCGGGGGCTCTCGCATATTTCCAGTGGCGTCCCGACCCGATCCCGTTCTGGGGGGTATGCTGACGGTGGAGAGATCACCCCGAGCAGGACCGTGCCCGTGGCCGGCCCTTCGGGTGTCGTCCAGGCGGCAGTTGTGGCGAACGAGGAACACATGGACAGGCTCCTGGCCGGAGGGAAGGCCGCGCAGATCCGGTTCATCCGGAACAACTCCAGGACCATCAACTCTCTCCTCGGCGGGAGGAAGAGATGAGCGTAGAGTCGCATCCCACCTTTCCGGCCTGGAACATCTACGGACTCCACCACAACTGGGAGACCTCGTGCTCCCTGGAGACCGCCTTCGAGACGACCGTGACGTCCGCCGCCGACTCCGTCAAGGAGGAGCGCCGGAGTCTTCTTGGCCACCCCGCCAGGACCATGGACTTCAACTGGAGGGGGCTCACCCGGGAGAAGCTCCACAAGCTCCTGGTCCACCTGCGGAACATCTCCTCGGGCTACTGGGTGGCGCCCCTTTACCCTGACCAGATCCTCCTGGCCCAGAACTACACCAGCGGCACAACGATCTACGCCCCGACCACGGACCGCCGCTTCTTCGAGGGAGGCAGGGTCCTGGTCCTGGCGGACGACGGCACCTTCGATTGGGCGGAAATCTCCTCAGTGCTCGAGGACAGGCTCGTCCTCGAGAGCGCCCTGGCCAACAGCTATCCGGCCTCCAGAACCTCCATCTTCCCCTGCCTCGACGTGGAGCCCCTGATGCTGGCAGATGCCAGCTTCATCACCGGGCGCGTGGCGGACCTGAGCCTGACTGTCCAGGAGATCATCGGGCCCAACACCCTGCCGGGACAGGTCGGAGTCCCAGACGGGTTCGACACGTTCCAAGACCTCCCGATCCTGGACTTCGAGCATAACTGGATCGAGGCCTTGAGTGCCTCCTTCTCCCGGGAGGGATCCCTGGACACCCTCGGCCGGGGCAGGGTGTTCCA